GTTCGCGTTTTCTCTCTCCCCGGCGAGTGCAAAAAAGTTTGAAAAAAAATAAAGTTTTTGATGAAAACTATAAAAAGTAGAAAATACAATGCGGAATATAAAAAAATTAGAGAAATTGTTTTGGCGCAAAAACCGCGCTGTTTTTACTGTAAAAAGGCTGTTGCAACTACGCTTGATCATGAGCCACCTATTGATTCCTTCCCAACGCCTGAATTGTGGAGTGGGAGTTTAAGGCCATCATGTGCAAGTTGCAACTATTCAAGGGGTGCTAAATATGGAAACGCAAAACGCAAGGCCATTAAAAATAGTCGGCAATGGTAAGCCTAAAAAGAAGTTAGGCCGTCATACATCCGCAATGGTTAAATCATTAACCGGGCGTACAGATATTGATGGTGTAAAGCGAGAGATGCTATTAGGTCTAGCACGCGCCTGGGATCGCATTGAGGAATCAGGTAAAGGTGGCCACACAATCCCATCAATATCTAAAGAGTTACGCGAGATATGGGATAGTTGTAGTTTGCCTGAGGAAGATGATCTTTTTGAATAAAATCTTATGTAAGCCTAGATGGGCATCACTAAGAGATGAAACATGCGAAACGGAAGGCGACAAGTTAGCCCAGGTAGCACGCCTATTAGGTTTTGAATTGTTTGATTGGCAAAAATATGTAGCAGATGTGGGATTAGAAAAAGATCAAGATGGTTTGTACAAATACCGCACCGTAGCCGCCCAGGTGGGCAGGCAAAATGGCAAAAGCAAACTTATTGAAACGCGTATTGCTTATGAACTATTACAACCTAAAAGGCATGTTGCCTACACTGCCCAGGATCGCAATATGGCTAAAGGTAAATGGGAAGAACATTTATTAAGTTTTCAATTATCGCCTAAATTTTTAAAGCGTATTGCTAGGGTATCGCGAGTAAATGGCAGTGAAAAGATATACATGCGTAATGGCTCAACCTATGGAATTGTTACACCTAATGACAAAGGCGCACGCGGCCTAAGTTTAAATCTCATGGTCATTGATGAAGCATTGACCCATCCGCTATCACTAATTGCTAACTTACAACCAACTTTGGCTACAAAGCGCAATGGTCAATTATGGATTCTCTCCAATGCCGGCAGACCCGGCCAATCTGAGTTATTAGAACATTACCGCGAAATAGGACATAGAGAGATAGCCGAACCGCAAAACAAATTGGCTTGGTTTGAATGGTGTCCGGCTAATGATGAATTTGATTACCTAGATCAAGAAGTGTGGTATCAAGCCATACCGTCATTGCATGAAGAAAAGGGTGTATTACTGGATGCGGTTAAAGAAGCGGCGGCAACCAATAGCCCTGAGATATTTACAAAAGAGTGGTTGAATGTATGGCCGGCTAAAGATGCCGTACAAGTTATCAATACTGAATTATGGGATTCATTGGCAAGAACAGATATAACCGTTGGCAATCAAGTTGTATTTGGTGTAGATATTTCGCGTGAGCGCGATAGGGCATCAATAGCAGTATCCGGGCTAGTTAGAGATTTTACGCCTATTGAGTTGATTGAATGTAAAGAAGGCACATCATGGGTACTGCCTAGATTGGTTGAGTTGTGTAAAAAGCACAATACAAAGGTGGTTATAGATACTGGATCGCCTGCCGCATCATTAATAGTGGAACTTGAAAAACAGGATATTGGTGTTATGTCTATACACTTGCGTGACTACGCACGCGCCTGTGGTTCATTTTATGATGCGGTACAGGCTAAAACAATATGTCATTTAGATGATCCTAATTTAAAAACGGCAATTATGGGTTCAACTAAAAGACCACTTGGAGATTCCTGGGCATGGAATCGCCAAAGCACAACCAACATAACACCACTTGTAGCGGCTACACTGGCACGGTATGGAGTGGTAACAAAAATAGAAGATCAGCCGGTGGCAAGGAGTAAAATCTACTAATGAAATATTTACCATCCGCTTTACAAATAACAGGTTCTTTATTTATAGTTGCAGGTGTCGCAACATTTAATCCGGTTGTGGCTGTAATATTGGCAGGTGCATTTTTAGTTTTATTTGGCGTTGCTTTGGAAAACAGAGGTAAATAATGCTAGGCCGCTTACTTAAAAGACAAATACAACCATCTATGGTTTATACATCTTCCGGGTATGTAGATTCTTTAGGTAGAGTTGGCCGATTTTTTGAAGGCAATTGGGCAGGTGCTTATGTAGATCAAAATACTGCACTTGGCATACCTGCAATATTTCGCGGTATAACTTTAATAAGTGATGCTATTGGTGCATTACCTTTGTGTGCCTATCGCAATAAAAGAGAAGTTAAACCAACGCCACAAATTTTAATGCGGCCAGTACCAAATGAAACAAGGATGCAGACAATTAGCGCAATGGCCGCCGCTTTGATCATTCATGGTAATTATGTTGCGGTATTAGGTGAACCAGGCGTTAATGGATTGCCGGAGAGCATCTACCCTGTTTCACCTGATCGCGTTCAAGTTGCGCGAGATAATGGCAGAATTGTTTATACAATTGATGAACGCACCTACGATCAATCAGAAATTTTACATATTAAAAATTTTACAATGCCAGGTGATTTAGTTGGTAAAGGCATCCTTGCCGTTGCTAAACAAGCATTAGGTAAAGAAATAGCAATCAATGAATATGCATCAAGATATTTTGATGGTGGTGTAAATCCTACGGCAGTTATCAAATCTGCCAATCCTGATTTAACACAAGAAGAAGCGGATGCCCTAAAGAGCGCATGGATGGCAATGTATTCATCTCGCAATAGATCACCAGTTGTAATGAATTCATCAACAGATTTTGAAGTGTTAAGTAGCAATGCGGCAGAATCTCAATTAGTTGAAGCGCAAACAGCCGGGCTTACAGAAGCGGCAAACATTTTAGGCTTACCGCCGTATTTCTTAGGATCACCTAATTCAAGCCGAACCTACTCAAATGTTGAACAAGAAAACTTGCAATTAATCAAATGGTCAATTCAGCCAATAGCAGAACGCATTGAAGCGGCATTTTCTGATTTACTTGTTCGGGGTCAAACAGCCGCATTTAAGTATGAATCATTATTAAAGACCGATACCGCTAGTAGATATGATGCTTATGCGGTTGCATTATCAAACGGATTTTTAACTGTTGATGAAGTTAGAGATTATGAAAACCTTGACCCTATGGATCATGAAGAAGGGGATGAAGAAGAAAACGAAGAAGATGAATCATTACAAAGTGATGCGGTGGATACAGTAGAGGATGCTAACTATGTCTGATGAAAAAATGGAAAATAGAAGTTACTCAGTTAATTTAGAGTTACGCGCTAATGGAGATGGCCGTACTATTTTTGGTATTGCCGTGCCATATAACAAAGAACAGCGCATCACCAGCACCATGATTGAAGTATTTAGAAAAGGCGTTTTTGCAGAAGTTATCAAAGCACCGCACCGGGTCAAACTTCTTAGAGGACATGGTGAGAATAATGTTTTAGGCCGTGCTACATTGCTTAGGGAAACAGATGAAGGCTTATATGCAGAATTTAAAATTTCTAAAACGCGTGAAGGTGATGAAGCATTAGAGTTGGTTAAAGATGGCGCATTAGATCAATTGTCAGTTGGATTTATGCCAATCAAAAACAAAAAAAGACCTGATGGTGTAATGGAAAGATTGAAGGCACATTTGGCAGAAGTATCACTTGTTACCTTTGGTGCTTATGGCGAACTTGCCAGCGTCACAGGTATGCGTGATGGCCAACCGCCAATAACCCCACGCCTAGATGAAGCAAGGAAAATATTAGATGCCATACAGCGTAACAAATAACCATCCTGAGTGTGAAGGTTTTGCAGTTGTAAAAACTGATACCAATGAGTTAATTGGTTGCCACAAAACTCAGGCACAAGCGGAAGATCAAATGACCGCAATTAACATATCTGAGTATGGCGAAAACAGAGCAGAAGGATATGAACCAACTGCCGCAATGAAGGCAGAAGCACAAAGGGGTTTAGATTGGCGTTCAGAATTTGGTAGGGGCGGTACAGAAGTCGGTATTGCTAGAGCAAGAGATATTGTTAATGGCAAGAATTTGCCTTTAGATACAGTGAACCGAATGGTGTCATTTTTTGCAAGACATGAAGTTGATAAAAAGGCAGAAGGATTTAGCCCAGGTGAAGAAGGTTATCCGTCAAATGGTCGCATTGCCTGGGCTTTGTGGGGTGGAGATGCGGGCAAGTCATGGTCAGAAAAAATTGCTAATCAAAATCGCGGTGAAGAAAAAACAAGATTTAACACGGCTATGGAATTGCTTAAAGCATTAAAAAAAGAGATATAATTTTGATAAGTCGTAGAACACCTAACCCCGGTTACCGGCGCGTTACACCTTCTCACTACAAAAACTACTAATAGGAGAACTATGTCAAACACATTTCTATCTTCTCTACGCGAGAAGCGCGAATCAAAGACATCTCTCATTCAGGCAACTTTAGACCGTGCCGCAGAAGAAGCACGCGATCTATCAGAAGTTGAGTTGGCTAATGTTGAAGCCCTTAACTTGGAGATCAAAAAGTTGGATGAGCGAATTGAGCAGATGAGCGATATTGAAATTCGCAATCAAAAGGCCGCAGAATTAGCCGCTAAGGTTGATGCTAATGTTGAGCCAAAGAAAGAAGCACGCGCCGGTGGCTTTATTGTTACAAGCGAGCAACTTACTTACTCAGAGAGATCAGGCAATGATTTCTTAACAGATGCTTTAAAAGCACAATTTAAAACTGATGGTGATGCTAGTGCGAGAATCGCACGCCATCAACAGGAAATGGCAATTGAGAAGCGTGCAGTTGGTACATCCAATTTTGCAGGCTTGGTAGTGCCACAATACCTAGTTGATCTATATGCACCATTGGCACGCGCTGGTCGCCCATTTGCAGATGCCGCACGCAAACACCAATTGCCTACACAGGGCATGTCAGTAGTTATCTCTAAGATCAATACTGGCACAACCACTGCATATCAAACATCACAAAATACAGCCGCAGTATCACAAGATATTGCAGACAACACCCTAACCGTCAATGTAAATACAATTGCCGGCCAACAATCAGTATCTAAGCAAGCATTACTACGCGGATACAACATTGAGGGAATTGTTTTGGGTGACTTGATTCGCGACTACCACACCAAGTTGGATAACTCACTCCTAAATGGATCAGGCGCAAACGGCCAACCATTAGGTCTATTAACTATGACTAGCGGAGTGTTAGTAACTTACACTGCTACAACAGGTACAGTTGCTGGACTATATCCAAAGATTGCAGATGCAATCCAACAGATTCAAAGCAATATCTATGTCAATCCAAATGCAGTAATCATGCACCCACGCCGTCTAGGATTCCTATTGGCTGGTGTTGATGGTCAAAATAGGCCATTGATTGTGCCACAGGCATACAATCCTATGAACGCAATGGGTACAGGTAACGGCACACCTACATACGGTAACTCAGGTTACTCAATTCTAGGATTGCCAATTATCGTAGATGCCAACATTGCAACCAATGTTGGTGCAGGTACAAATCAAGATACAATCTTTGTAGTTGATTTGAATGAAACCCATCTATGGGAAGAAGCCGCCGCACCTACCTATGTCACATTTGAAGAACCAAGTGGCAAGGTTGCAATTAATATTGTTCTATTCGGTATGTCAGCATTTACCGCAGAGCGTTATCCAAAGGCTGTTGCACAAATTAACGGTACAGGTTTAGCAACACCAAGTTTCTAAACCAATAAGTTTCCAGGCCGCTACCCTTCCAGTGGCCTGGATTCTAACTATGATCGGTATTCAGAGAATGGAGTTTGTCTAATGTCCCAGGGCAGTACAGGATTTGGATACCGATCATGGCTATAACAAATGGATATGCAACATTAACTCAAATTAAAAACTACATGTCTATATCTGACAATACAGATAATGACTTGCTAGAAGATTTGATTGAATCAGCATCAAGGTCAATTGATCGGATTGCTAATAGAAGATTTTATTTAGATGCTAACGCATCTGCACGGCTGTATCGTGCGTACTCAGATATTTTTGTTTATGTAGATGATATTGGTACTACATCTAGTTTGGTTGTTGCCTTAGATATAAATGGCAATGGTACTTACACAAAAACCTTAACCTTAAACCAAGATTACATTTTAGACCCATTAACCGCATCATCTTTAGGCCGACCTTTTACTCAATTAACAATGGTATCTAATACCGAAACCTGGCCAATATTCCCAGGACTAACCCAAAATGGTTTGCGCCCAGGCGTACAAGTAACTGCTAGATGGGGCTGGCCGTCAGTACCAGATGACATAAATATGGCTTGTTTAATTCTTACAGCCGATTTATACAAGCGCAAAGATGCCCCTGGTGGAATATTAGGACTAGGTGATTTAGGTGTTGTCAGAATGTCACCAATTGGTCGGGATGTAACGGCAATGGTTAGGGCATATAAAAAAGAAGTAATTGCATGACACCAAGCACCGTTAGAGATAATCTTAAAACTGCACTACAAACAATAAGTGGGTTGCGTGTTTTTGATTATGTCCCGGATTCTACAAACATCCCAACAAACAATGCTTTTGCAATTGTTGGCCAATTAACTATGAATTATGACTACACATTGAATAGAGGATTTGATTCTGCATCCTGTCAAATTATTGTAGTAGTTGGTAGAATGAGTGAAAGAAATGGACAAGAAAGATTGGATGGGCTACTTGCTTCATCCGGTTCAACTTCAATTAAAACCGCAATTGAGGCTGATAAAACATTAAGCGGTGCTGTACAAACGCTCAGGGTTGTGTCTGCAAGCCCTGGCACAATTACTTCCGCTAATATTGACTACCTAAGTTATCAATATTCGGTTGAATTGATAGGTTAGTAACGAGAGGAAAAATATGGCCATATTTATGGGTAACAAAGTTGCCGTGATTGTAGGTACAACTACCATTACTGATCATGTCAGCACTGTAAGCCTTAACCGGGAAATTGATCAAGTTGAGATCACCGCAATGAATGATTCCGTACAAAACATGATTGGTGGGATTGAACGCCCAACACTAAATCTTGAACTGTACAATGATTTTGCATCTGCATCAGTGAACTCACTATTTGAAGATGCGCTAGGTACTAAACTCAACATCAAGTTGATCCCAGTATCAGGCACAGTTTCAGCGACAAATCCTAGTTACACAATGTCTTGCCTTATTTCATCATGGACACCTGTTAATGGTGCTGTTGATGCAGTAGCAAGCGTAAGTGTTTCAATTCCGGTAACTGCATTAACAAAATCAACAAGCGCGTAATAAAGGAAAGGTGGGACAATGCACAAGATTGAAATTGTTAAAAAAGATGGAAAAAAACTTACTTATGATCTTACGCCATCTGTAAAGGTGGCTTTTGAAGCCGAATTTAAAACAGGCTGGCGTAAGAGATTAAGTGACCTACAAATGGAAAGTGATTTGTGGTGGTTTGCCTGGAAACTTGAAAAAGATGCAGGCAAAACCGAACTAGCCTTTGGTGATGAATATATCAATCAATACTCAGATGTTGATTTGGTTTATGATTCAAAAAATGGATAGACCGGCACGGACAAATCTATGAAGTCGCTACCGTGTCGGTGGCAACAGGTATCAGCCCTAAAGATTTACTAGAAGTTGATCCAGCGATTTATGCGGCCATAAAAGCCATTTTGCAAGAAAAGTATTACAACAATAAGAAGGCAACAGTTAGGCGTAAATAATGATACTGCCGGATAGATCACTAAAGGCAATCTATGTTGAGAACTTAGATGTTGTAATGGACAAAATGAAAAAAATGGATGCTGATCTACAAAAAGAATTTAAAAGAGAATTAAACAAGGCTGTAAGGCCGGTTGCAAAACTAGCCCAAAGTTTTGTGCCACATTCACCATTTCCAGGTTGGCGAGATGTTGAACCTTCTTATCCACCCGCATGGGGATGGGCTTATGACAATGTTCATAGGGGTAGAACAATTGGTGAGAATAAAAGAAGCCGTTGGAAATGGTCACAATCAGAAGTGGTTGCCGGCATCAAATTAAGTAGTGCTAAAACAAAAGTACAAAGAGTAAAAGGCACAACATTTTCAGTAACCGCCTTAGCCGTCATAAACAAATCAGTGCCGGGTATAATTTATGAGTTGGCTGGCTTTGGTACATCAAAATCAAGAAGCCGAACAAGGCGCGTAAGCCGTAATAAAAACGCTAGTGAATCTTTTATTAGAAAATTAGATGGCACGGCTAGTTCTAGCGCATATAAGGAAAAAAGATTGATTTACCGCGCATCACAACAATTAGGTGGGCAGGTAAATGATAATCTATACGGTGTGCTTAAAAAATATCTAGGTAAAGAATTTAGGGGTTAATCATGGCATTAAGTCAATATGTTGCTATTAACTTCTTAACCAAATTTGACAAAAAAGGCTTAGAGCGTGCAACCAAAGAATTAAAGGGTTTTGACAAAGTAGTTGCAACAGGATCATTTAGATTAAAAGCGTTTGCAAAAGCCGGTGGCGTAGCGGCGGCGGCTGGCCTAACAATTTTTGCAAAAAAGGCTGTTGATGCCGCACTAGCACAAGAACGCTTAGATAAGTCATTAAAATTAACTTTGGATAGCATTGGTCGCGGTGGTTTTGCTACTGAAGTAAATGCATTTATCCAATCATTACAATCTGCCACAAATGTGTCAGAGGAACAATTAGTACCTGCACTGCAACAATTGATTGCACAAACCGGCGATCTTGAAGCATCACAAGGTTTGTTAAGAATCGCATTAGATACTAGTGCTGGTACAGGTAAAGATTTAAGCACCGTTATAGATGCCATCACAAAAGCCGCCGTTGGTAATTACAGAGCCATTGGCACATTAGGTATTGGTATTAGTGCCGCGCAAGCAAAAACATTAGGTTTTGCCGGCAGTATGCAATTATTACAAAAATATACCGGATCGGCAGAAGCGGCTACCTTAACGCTTGATGGGCAAGTCAAAGCATTTAAGATCAGTGCCGGAGAAGCAACTGAAACATTAGGCCAGGGCATGCTAACCGCTTTTGCAATTATTTCAGGCGGCCAACCATTAATTAAAAATTTAGGTACTGATTTAGAAGTTGCCGCAAGACAATTTAGCAATATTTTTGTAGGCATAGCCGCAACCACAAAAGAAAAAGGTTTGGGCGTTTATGTTGAATTAGCAAAGGTAGCCTTACAAGGTTTAGTGGGCGAAACTAGTGCTTTGCAAAATTTAGAAAAAGCCGGCATCAAAGCATTAAGTACAGAAAAGCAAACCGCTAATCAAAGAGAAGATAGATTAAAAGATACTAAAAAACTTTTAACATTTGATCAAATTATTGCCGACATACAAAAGAAAATTTTAGCAACTGAAAAATTAAACACAAAAGAAAAAACTGCACAAGCCGCAATTGATGATAAAAAGCGTAAATTAATGGCTATGTTTGATCTTGAACAAATAAACCTACAAGCCGCTTTGACTAGAAAATTATCGGCTGAGGATGAAACACGCGTACGCATATTACAAAAACTTGCAGACGGTACAGCCGCCGCAGTTAATGAAGCGCAACGCTATGCGGATATTTTAAAAGTTATAGAAGATGGTCAAATTACAACAGGTGAAGTAGAAATGCTGGCTAAAAAGTGGGGCATTACAACTACTGAAGTATTAATTTATTTGAGAACATTATTTGCAAGTAATGATGAATTACGCAAAATGTTGGCTTTATTGGATGAAGTTAATAAAAAGAAAAAGCAAGAAGAATCTAAACCTACAACACCAATAGGTTTAACAAGGGAATATCAGTTAGAGCAGTTTGCAACCAATACTGATCCAAGAGTTCAACTTGCAGTTTTGTCAGGTCAAGCACCTAGCGCATTTGGTCAAGAAGTTGTAGATAGATTAAGGCAACAGGGTGCAACTCCGGCTATGGCGGCAATGAGCGGTAGATACTCAGCCCAGGCAATTGCTTACTATCAAGGTCTTTTGGACATACCACGCATGGCAGAAGGTGGAATTGTTAATTCACCTACTTTAGCCATGATAGGAGAAGCCGGCACTGAAGCGGTAATTCCATTAGACAAAATAAGTGGATTTGGTACTACTGTAAATGTAAATGTTGCAGGCTCAGTTATATCAGAGGGTCAATTGCAAACAGTAATACAGGATGCTTTGTATAACTTAAATAGAGCAGGCGCAGTAACTCAATTAACTAATTTAGGTAGATAATGCCAGCCGCAATATTTAGCGCAGAAATTGATTTTAGCAATGGTGCTTCATTTGATCCCGCTTTAGTGCTGGATGATCCGGCAACACCTTTAGACTTGGCAGTATTAGGTACTGTTGCCGCAGATGTTGTAGATATAACACCTTATGTAACTCAATGTTATATCAACCGTGCATTTAACAGATCATCAGATTCTTTTACAGGTGGTACGGCGCGTTTAGTTTTTGTTGATGAATCAGGTGAATTTAATCCGGCTAATACTTCATCAAGTTTATATGGCAAAATTAAACCAATGCGTAAGATTCGTTTTACGGCAGAATATTTAGGTGTCACATATAACTTAGGTTCTTTTTATGTCCAGGAATGGAATTATCAAAGCCCTACCGGATTTGATCCAGCCTATGTAACTTTGGCTTGTGTAGATGGTTTCCAATTACTAAACCTTACAACTATCACATCAGTTACCGGTGGTACAGCCGGACAAACTACCGCACAAAGAATATCAAGTTTGTTGGATGCCGGTGAATGGCCAGGTGGTATGCGTGATATATCAACTACGGCAACCACAACAGTGCAGGCAGATGATGGGTCATCAAGATCATTATTGGCCGCTTGCCAGGTTGTAGAAGGTACAGATTTGGGTGCATTTTATATGGATGAACGCGGATATGCCAAATTTTTATCTCGCAATGACATCATAACCGCTTCAGGTGACACTGTTACAGCCTTTAGTGATGTGCCAGGATCGGGTGATGTAACTTACCAGGCAGTGCAATTTGATATTTCTGATTATCAAATGATTAATAAAGTCACAATTACAAGAACAGGCGGCTCACCGCAAACTGCCAGCGATACTACAAGCATTGATGATTATTTCCAGCATAGCCGGGTAAGGGGCGGCATTATGCAAACTGATGCAGATGCATTAAATCAAGCACAAATGATTATTGCATCCCGAAAAGAACAAGGCGTTGATATACAGTTAAACTCATTAACTGTTGATGCCTATGGTGAAGATGATCCTAGCAGGGTCATAGCCGCTTTAAATTTGGACATGTTTGACCCAATAGAAGTTACTCAAACCCTGCCAGCCGGCAATGTGGTCACGGATAGCGTTATTGCAGGTCTGACCTATCAGATAACACCTAAATCTTTTCAAGTGACATTTACATGCGCCCAACCTTTTGCATCAGGATTTTTGCTAAACTCGGCGGTGGATGGAATTTTAGATGAAGATTCTTTGGCTTATTAGGGAGTGTAATGGCAAAACAAACATTTAGCGTTGGGCAAGTTCTTACAGCCGCCCAAATGACATCATTGCAACAAACCGCAATGCTTGGTGGATCGGCTACTGCTAAAACTGCAAGTTACACATTAGTAGCGGCGGATGCCGGCACGGTTGTATCTGTTAATAGCACAAGCGCAACTACAATTACTGTTAATACTGGATTATTTTCTGCCGGCGATACTGTCACAATTCAAAACTGGGGATCAGGTGCAGTTACAATTACTGCCGGTACTGCAACTGTAAATACAGCCGGTAGTTTAATTGTGCCGCAATATGATGGTGGAGTTTTGTATTTTACAAGCGCAAGCGCGGCTATTTATTTTGATTTTGTACAAGCCGGCGCGGTATCGCCTTTAACTACAAAAGGTGATCTTTATACATTTAGTACCAGTGATGCGCGATTGCCAGTTGGCACAAACGGCCACACACTCGTAGCGGATAGTGCGGAGGCTACTGGATTAAAATGGGCGGCACCTGCTAGCGGTGGTGGGATGACTTTACTATCAACCACTGCTCTTTCTGGAACATCTGTAACAATTTCTTCAATTTCATCTAGTTACAATCATCTTTATATTGTTGTTTATGGAGTGGAATTTTCAGGGGGAAATTCTAGCCTTCAATGGAGCACTAACATTTCTGGCAGCGTTTATACTTTGCAACAAATTGCATTAACCAACATTGTTGCTGGTCAAAGAAATACTGTTGCTTTTAATAATTATGATGACACAGTTGAACAACCAGCCGCTACTGGTGGAGCAAATACCTTAACCATACAAATTCAAAATTATGCCAATACAAGTGCAAGGAAAAATTTTCTTTCACAATTTGGTTTTAATGGAACATCTAGTAATGGCAGATATGTTGATTACAATGGCTTTATTAACTCCACAACAGCCATAAACAGTTTTACTTTCACCACTAATTTGGCAAGAACATTCACCGCTGGAACATTACTAATGTATGGAGTCAAATAATGGCTAGACCAATGATAAGAATACACAATCAAGAAACTGATGAAATTATTGATCGTGAAATGACTAAAGAGGAATTTGATAAATATCAGGAAACAGAAGCCATTTATCAAGCCATTCAAGCAAAGCGTGTAGCCGAAGCCGAAGCCAAAGCACAAGCCAAAGCCGCTTTATTAGAACGGCTTGGTATAACCGAAGCCGAGGCTAAACTGCTTTTGGCATAATCTTAGGGAATAGTGCATTTAAATTGTGGCGAAAATTAGAGAACTCACTAGCCCTAATGGGTGGCCGGCTAGTGAGGATCGCAAGGCGTTAGGCATTGAATCTTTTAATGTGCCAGGCACAAAAATAAAGTTTGCTTGCTGTAAAGCCGTTGCGCCATTGCTTGTTAATTTTGCCAAAGAATTTCATGAGTTAGTTGAACCAATTGATGAAGGCCAGTTAGATGATTGGGGTTATGCCTTCCGCATGACCAGGGGATCAGATCGGGTTTTAAGCAATCATTCATCCGGTACAGCCATAGATTTAAATGCAATTAAACATCCTTTGGGCAAGTCAAATACATTTAATAAGCATCAGCGTAATACAATTAACCTACTAATAACTAAATATGGGTTAAATTGGGGTGGCAATTACAAAAAGCGTAAAGATGAAATGCATTTTGAAATAGCATTAACCAGGTATGAAGTTGAACAAAAAATAAAACAGTTAGGATTAAAATGAAATTAGATAAGAAGAAAAAAGAAATTCTAAAGTCATATCTAAGAAGCGTTGCCGCCGCTACTGTTACAACAGCATTGGCTTTGGTTGCCGAATGGTCACCTGAATATGCGATTCTTGCCGGTGCTATTGTTGCGCCGCTTGCGCGTTATTTTGATAAAGCGGATGACAAATTTGGCATTAATAGTAAATGAGCGTGAATGATTGGGCGGCCTTAGCAGTATCAACGGTCACCATTTTGGGCGCACTTGTAGCAACTGTTAGATGGCTGGTAAAGCATTATTTAAGTGAATTAAAACCTGATAATAATGGCCGCCATAACCTAGAAGGCAGGGTTGCGCGTATAGAAGAAAAGTTAGACACGCTTTACCAAATACTCATTTCAAGGAATTAAGTCAGCCTAATCCCCTACCCTATGGCCATGAAGATGTGTGTGGTTGTACCTAGTAGGGGTAGGCCTGAAAATGCAGATCGCCTGGCCAAAGCCTTTATTGATACTAATGCTGATGCTGATCTTTATATTGTTGTAGATAATGATGATCCTAAGTGGAATGAGTATGCAAAAAATGAATCTTATACAATGTTGCCGGCAGATAATAAAACAGGTGGTTGTGCCGCTTCTCTTAATACCGGTGCGCTTTTGCTTATGGATATTACTAAGTTTCCTCTATATGACTATTTTGTTTTCATGGGTGATGATCACCTTCCTAGAACCCAAAAGTGGGATCAAGCACTTATACAAGCGTTAAATCATGATGCTGGTATTGCCTACGGTAATGATTTATTGCAAGGTGAAAACTTGCCTACCGCTTATGCAACTAGCCGTGAAGTAGTCAATCAACTTAGGGGTATGACATTTCCAGGATGCATACATTTATTTTTTGATAACTTTGTTAAACAATTAGGTATTGATCTAGGATGCTTAAAGTATTTACCTGATGTAATCATTGAACATCTGCATCCAGTAGCAGGCAAGGCCAAAATGGATGAAGGTTATGCCAGGGTTAATCAACCTAAATGGTATGAAGAAGATTTATTAACATTACAGAAATACATCAGATCACAAGAGTATGTTGATTTAGTTAATAAACTTAGATGAACATTTTAATTACAGGATCACATGGCTTTGTTGGCCGTGCCTTTAGGCGTGCGCTACCACACGCTAATTTAACTTTAGTAGATTTGAAACAAGGTGTTGATTGTCGTAAGTTTTTTCAATTAGAAAAAAAGCAATATGATCTTGTAATTCATTTGGCCGCAGTGGTCGGTGGCCGGATGCTTATAGAGAATGAACCGTTAGCCTTAGCGGTTGATCTAGCCATTGATGCTGAGTTTGCATCCTGGGCAATGAGAACTAAGCAACCCTATCTTGTTTATTTTTCATCATCAGCCGCTTATCCCGTTGAACTACAAACACTAAACAAAAAACGCCAGTTAAAAGAAAAGGACATCAATTTCAATAAGATTGGTAAGCCTGATATGACTTATGGTTGGTCAAAACTAACCGGCGAAATGTTAATGAATTACTTGCGTGAAGAAGGCACAAAGGTATTGACCCTTAGACCATTTAGCGGATATGGCACTGATCAAGATTTAGATTATCCATTTCCTTCTATTATTGAACGCGCCATAATGAACGCCAACCCATTTAATATTTGGGGTAAGGCAACTACTACCCGGGATTTTATACACATTGATGATATTGTTGATGCTGTCATAACTATGGTTAGAAATGATTGCAATCAGACTATTAATTTATGTACAGGCAGACCTACAACCTTTTTAGAGTTAGCATCAATAGCCTTAAAAACCCTGGGACATGAAAAAACACACAGGAAGAATTTTAAGGTTCTAACCGACAAGCCGGCAGGTGTGGCCTACCGGGTCGGTGATCCCACCATGATGAGCGATTACTACACCCCAAAAATTAGCCTGGAAGAAGGCGTTGAGCGTGCCATTCGCGGCATTGTATGATCTAAAATTGGCTTACTATGGCCACTAAAAAAACCAATAAAACTACAAAGCGCAGAAGGCGTGCGCCGCGTAAGGCTGATGCATTAAATAAATTAGAAAATCATTACATAACATTAAATGAGATGTACCGTGCCGCAAAAGCGGCAGGCTTTAGTAGTGAAGTTGCATTTTGGTTAATTACAGAGCCGGGTGCATCAATGCCTGATTGGGTTAATCCGACAAAACCACATGAGATCATTCCCCGAATTGATCCAACAGATGATGAGGATGAAGATTAAGCGCGATAAATCATTTAACGCACGCTACCTTGTGGTCAGTGACCTACAAGTACCATTTCAATTTACAGAAGCCGTAATCAATTTAAAGAAGTTGGTTAGGGCTTTTAAGTTTGATCTAGTTTTAAATGTGGGTGATGAAATGGATTTTAATACGATTTCTAGGTTTGCAGATGGCAAGGCTGAATCTTTTTTACAGACCTTAGACCAAGATCGTACAACCTGCCAGGATATTCTTTATGATCTAAAAACAGATGTAGTTAGCAGATCAAATCATTCCGACCGCCTATACAAAGCCATATCCCGAATACCTGGATTGATGGCATTGCCTGAGTTGCAATATGCAAAATTTATGTCATTTGATGATCTAGGCATTTACTACGCCAAAGAGCCATATCCGATACCTGGCACTAACTTTGTCCTATGTCATGGGGATGAAGGTGCTATATCTAAGATTTCCGGTCAGACCGCGTTGAACATAGGCCGCAGGTGGGGGCGGTCAGTAGTGTCGGGGCATACTCATAGGCTGGGCTATACATGCCACTCAGAAGCCTTTAATGGCCGATTAGAGAGGGTTTTAGTAGGGGTTGAGTGTGGTCATACTTGTGACCTAAAAAAGATGGCTTATACGAAAGGCTACGCCAATTGGCAGGCAGGTGCGGTGATCATCCACATCAAGCGCGGCAATGTAAGCGTAGAGATGATTCCATTTAATGTTGATGGCTCATTTGTGGCTATGGGTAAGGCCTTTGGGTGAGGTAGATCACACAACACGCCATGTCTGGCAATTGCATTTGTCGGTGGGGTAGTGTTTAATTGCATTTACAAACGCAATTGACCGGAAGGGGTTAATTATGAAATGTGCAATATGTAATGAAAGTTATTTTGTTTATGGTTTTACAACTTTTGCTCATAAAACCAAAAAAGTAGTTTGTAAGCCATGTATGCAAGCAATTGTACAAGTACATGAAAAATCAAATGCATGGATGAACGCATGAAACATACATTAACAATCAAAGGTGGCCGTGGGGGTTACTGGGATTCAGGTACATGTTCTTGTGGTCAGTTTAACCAATATTTAACAAGAGTTAAACGCCGTGGAGATATACGCGGTCACAGAGATTTCATTAAAAGAGAATTTGTAAAACACAAAATGGAATCAAAATAATGAAACTTACCAAGAATCAATTTGAAGGTTTAACAGAAGCACAAATGGAATGGGTTGGCAATACAGATTGGTTACAACAAAAAGACCGATTTGAAGATTCAATTTGTTGGTCACATCAATTTATTTATTGGGTAGAAAACTATGCATCAGTTGTATTGGCTACCGAATATCTAAGACAAAACCGTTGGGATTACAGCATTTCTTATGACAATGCTATGGCTCAATATTGCTTTACAACTAACTATGCCGGCTCATGGGTGAACGCATGAACGCCGTAGCCTATGTTGAAAAGGGTTGGTTTGTTCTACCTTTAAAGCCACAATCTAAAGAGCCGTGCAAGTTTTTACGGCACGGTTATCTTGATGCAACTGATGATTTAGCAACCATTAATAAATGGTTCAAGGGTAATAATAATTTAAATATTGGATTAGCCCTCGCTCAATCTAATTTAGTTGTATTGGATTTTGATAAGCGCAACATTGCATCTAGAACATTATGGGAACAGTATCGCCGCTTGTGTGTTTTGTCAGATACTTTTACAGTTAAAACAGATGATGGCTATCACTTTTATTATCTTGCCGATAAAACAAAGCAATTTAAAGGCAAGGTGATATCAGGTATAGATATTAAACATAAAGGTTATGTAGTGGCGCATCCATCAATACATCCAAATGGTACGAAGTATCAGGTAATAAATAATATTGATCCAGTTGAATTACCGATTGAATTAGAACAGGTGATGACTTGGAATTAGTTAAATACGATAAACAAAGCGGTGCTTATGTTGATGAAAAGCGTAAGCATTTTGTAAAGGCTTCTTTGATACGCCAACACGCCAAAAAATCAATTGGTGCAAGGCAGATCAGAGGAAGGCTATCAGCCAAAATGGTTGAAGCATATTGGTTAGATAAGTTCAAGGAAGTGGTGAAATATGAACTATGAAATATTTGGTTGGTTGATGGTAATCAGCCTATTTACGCTGGTAGCACTATTAATAGTTGCTACATGGATTGTTGCCGTTGAAAACGGTTATGACAAAGGATTTAAAAACGGCTACAAGCGCGGTACTACCGATACAAAGCAAACTAATGTAAAGGTAGAGAAATTTACAGTTAGAAGCCACCCATCAATGCGCCAAAAGATGCTTGAAGCCGATAATGAATATTTGATGGAAAAGGTTGTAAGTCTTTGGGATAAGGAAAACAGATAATGAACATGAATGATTATGTTGATGTGGCTGAGCGCATAGCGCAATTAAAAGAAGCCTATCCTGAAGCATCATTGCAACCTTATGATCCAAATAAGCCTTATGAGATTGTGCAGGTAGAAGGTAAAACCTATGTGGTTTATACCGCCGCCTGCTACCGTGATCCTCATGATGTTCGCCCTGGGATAGCCGTTGCCTGGGAACAAATCCCAGGTAAAGGCATGACCGCCGGTAGTGAACTTATGATTTGTGAAACAAGTGCCTGGGGGCGAGCCATTGTCGCGGCTATGAAAACCGCTACAAAGCGGGTTGCATCTAAGCAAGAAGTGATGGCGGCTAAAACTAGGCAAGAAGCATGGGCAGTTACACCTACACCATCATTAGATTCTGATTTACTATCAAGACCGGCTGAACCAAAGCCGGCGGTAAAACAAATCTATGGAAGCCCTGGTAGTAAGTCTGCATTGATGGAAAGAATTATGCGCCATCAATTTATTGAGGACAAAAAAGAAGTTGATCTTAATCCAACACCAATGAGTTTAGATCAGGTAGTGGATGCATTAGCCACCGATACACCTGCCGTACAACATTGCCAACACGGTGAGATGCAACTCAAAACCGGAATCTCAAAGGGTCGTGGCACACCCTACTACGGTTACACCTGCCCAAAGGGTTGTGAGCCTAGATGGGCAACTATGAGTAAGGAAACAGGTAAGTGGTATTACCCAGGTGCTAACAATGGGTGATATGGAGATGATTGATCCTACCGGCGTTAGGGCTAGATTTACTGACCGGGGCGTTGAAGTGGATATTGTGCCATTTAGTGAGTGTTGTGAGTTTTGCAATGACCCACGCATGATCAATGTTAATGGTATCCGCAGATGCGCCGGATGTGGATGCATCAACCACATTGAGTACCGGGTTCATGAGTAAATTTGACTATCACAAGGCTATGCGTGAAGGTCATGGATATAACCTATATGTGGCTGACCTACTGGCCACATTTGGGATTCCAAAGATAGATGTACCTGAATTTACTATTGCTACAACCCATGATGAAATCAAAGATAAAACCTTCAATGAGAAGGATATTGTGGTTGATGACCTGATCCTGGAAGTTAAAAGTAGCAGTAGATCATTTACCGATATAGATGATTTTCCGCATAATCCTTTGATTGTGGACACGGTTTATGGCTTTGATAGCAAGATTATCAAGCCTTTTGCCTATGTAATTATTAGCCAAAAAACCCTAAATATCTTTGTGATCCCAGTTGCAACAAAGTATGATTGGGGTATCCAGGAATATTATGATGCACAGAGAGATATAACCCAACGCTTCTATATGGTGCGGAAGCGACATTGCAGACCATTCATTGAATTAGTGGACATCCTGTTAGAGAGAGCGCATGAGCGAACCAATCAGATGCAATAAATGTGGTAACTGGATTATTAGCGATCAATCTTGTTACATCTGTTACATATTAATGAGAAGTCAAAAGAAATTAAATTAGTGTGAACTAGATCACATCTCACATATTGAGATGATTTTAGGAGTTACGCAATGACAACTTGCTTATATGTGCTAGGCTCACGCCTTAGCATTTGGCGTAAAGGCCAAAAATGCAAGCCCCGAAGGGGATGGCTTGCAAGGTGCTGGCTATTTGGGATAACTCTATGTTTAATGACATTTTTGCCCATTACAAGAGCGAATTCCGAAATAATTTACAAATCTAATCTAAAGCAATATACATTCCATCAACTTGATTATTCTTTTACACAATTTTATTGCGTTGATGAATTGTGGTTTAGAGAGAGCCGTTGGGATCATAAGGCTAAAAATAAAAAATCTAGTGCTTTTGGGATTCCTCAGATTCTAGGCTTAAAAGAGAAAAATCCTTACAGGCAGATAGATGCCGGATTAAAGTACATAAAGCATAGGCATAACAATCCATGCCAGGCACTTGCATTTCATAAAAAGCATGGCTGGTATTGATGGATTGTAAGCATGTCTATAAAAGCCTGGGTACATCATTGTGTCATTACTGTGGATTGCCCACACATGAAGTAGATTGGGTGCATCAAAACAGGTTAAAAGAGCAATGGCATAGAGATAATCCAAATGCTCAATATGAAGGGTGGATGTCCATTTGAAGGATACAGAAAAGATAACCATAGGTATTACATCACCTGGTTATGTAGTAACTGATTTTATGACCAGTATTTTAGATGTCGCTAGATCACAAAAACAATTAGGTCAGTTTATTAGCCTACAAGGATCAGGTGTTATTAGTAGATTGCGTAATCAGGTAGTTGCTACATTCTTAAATAAAACTACTGATGATTGGCTATTGCAGATAGATACAGATCAGAGATTTACAGTTGATCATTTTAAGAAGTTAGTAAGTGCGGCTGACAAAGATGAACGGCCTATTGTGTCCGGTGTTGTGCATGGTGGTTGGGAAGTCGGTGAACTATACCTAGAGCCAGTGCCTTGCATCTTTAAGTTAGGCAGTGATAATGGATTGTACGCTGTACATGATTATGAAGAAGATAGCATCATTGAAGTGGATGCGGCTGGTACAGGTGCAATACTTGTACATAGATCAGTATTTGAACGGTTTGTAAAAGAAGCCGATCAAACACATCAGGGTGATAAGTGGTGCTTTTACCAGGATATGCCATTGCATCATGAATGGGTGGGTGAAGATTTGTTGTGGTGCATTAGGGCTAAGAGTTTTGGGTATAAACTATATGCACACACCGGTGTGCAGATGGAACATCAACGCAAGATGTGGATAGGTAAGAAGCAACACCAAGACTTTGCACGGTTCAGGCGTGCGAGATTACAGAGTGAGGAACAGATTAATGGCGATAATAACTAGCCAGGTAACAGTTACAGGTACAAGGCAATCAATCATTAGCGTTGATAATGTAACGCGTGATGTATTACTACACGCTAAGCATGAAGTGTTTATTGGTAATAGCGGTGTTACATCAACAAACGGTTACATAATGGATAACGGTGATGTATTGCGGTTGTCGCTGGTAGATGGTGAAGATTTGTGGGCTGTTACTGCCGGTGGATCAGGCACATTGCATGTGCTGGTTAGCAAGGTGGATTAAACAAAAATATGTGCTTTTTTTCCTATTTTGAGCGCGTGCAGAATAC